TAATACTCTAGAAACATAATTAGAAGTATTAGGATCTAAACTTAAATTAGTCCATGTTTCTAATACTACAGGTTGAAGAATATTATCATCACCTCTTCTAATTAATAAATCAAAGGTACCGGATGATGTATTTGAGTTAAGAATCTGCCATCTAACATTATCTGCTGATCCACTTACTAATACATTATTTGTGGTTGTTGCTCCAGTATTATTCATAATAACACCTTCAGAGAATGTCTCTAAAACAAATGCTTCAGAAGGAGTATTAGCAGTTGCGCCACTAGCTGTTATTACAAAATTACCTGGGTTTGTTAGTTGTTCACCTACATAATCTGTAAAATATATACTAGCTCCATTTATACTTGTATCTCCAGCATTGCCTGTTAAAGTTAATTGTCCAGCGCCTGGTGAACTAGCAACAACATATTGAGATAATTCATTTCCGCCAGCCCAGTTATTAATAGCTATAACTAAACTATCTACCCAAGTTGCTCCTGAGCTAGTATTAAAATAAGCATAATCTAATGTATTATTATAGTATGTAGAATAGTTAGCTGGGTATCCAGATAAATACCAAGAATTACTTCCTATTGTTATAGCCATTCCTTGATAAGATCCAGTATCACTAGCGTTAAAAATAACAGTAGCAGTTGCTGGGGTACCTGAAGCGGCTGTTACATTATTATTAACAGCTGAGCTAGTCGCTGGAGTGTATGAGCCTGATACTACTCTTGCTACTAATAATGACGTTCCACCATTTTGGAAATAATTATACGCTGCTATTGAGGTAAAATAAGAATATGTTTTTAAATTTGCGGCGCTTCCGCTTTGAAGAGTAGTACCAAATTTATTAACATATTCACTATATGTAGTAACTACTGTTGGAATTTCAACAGGACCTTTAACTGTTGGTCCAATTATCGCTGCTCCTACAGTAACAGGTCTTTTGCTTACAAAAGATGAATCATTTTCTCTTGCTAAAACACCAGGTGATATTAAAGTTTCTGCCATGTTTATTTAGTTATTTTAATTGATTTTTGTTATAAATATGGTGAAACCTATCAAAAATATTAATTAGAAATGAATTCTCCTTTTTCTAGATCAATAGATCCATTACCATATTTTTGTTGTAAAGCTCCACCTAATTGAGTTTCTTGTTCAATTAGATTTTTTAATTCTTGTTTAAGAATTTCTTTTTGTAATTGAAATTCTTGTATTCTTGACTCTAAAACTCCAAAATTTTCTGTGATTTGGATTCTTCTTTCTCTTACATCTTTTAAATTTTGAACTTCTTCTTGTGTTAAAACTTTTGTTTCCATAAATTTAATTTTTTATTATAAATATATTATTCAAGTTGTTCATTTATTTTAATAGAAGTCTTTGTTGGTAGTTTTTTCAAAGCAGTTAAATCCTTTTGAGGCACATCAGGAATAATATATCCTCTTAATTTTATATCAAAAGAACTATTTACAATTCTTTCACCATTATCTGATAATTCAGTTTTTATAGCAAATGAATCAATCATCGCTCTAAACTGAAAACGCTGAGGATCACCCCAATATGAATCTGAGGCGTATTCAATTGCTTCAACAATTTTATTTAATTGATCCATATAGTAAGTATTAACAGCACAACTATAAGTTAAAGTAAGATAATCAGGAACTACAACAGCATAATTAATAGGTTCAGGAGTAACATTATTTAAAATATTAAAGTTACTATATGAATCTCTAGATGAGTATTTTTTTCTTTGAACAGAAATGTTATGAGGATTATTAGCGTCTAATTTATTTGCTACTGTTCTTACTTTTTCAATGTTGTTTCTTTTAAACATTATAATAGGCATCATTACCCTACCTTGAGAATCTCTAAAATATCCAAATTTTTGAAATGAAGCCCACTTTTCAGGAGAACCGTATATCACAGGAACTTCTATTCTTGTACCATTTTGAATCACATATGGTTTAATTACATTTGTAAAATAATAAAAAACTGCTTCATCTATATCTTGAATACCAATAGAAAAAGGCTTTGTAGTATCTCCTCTAAAAGAAATTTGTTCAGCTCTATTAGGGTTAACTGCTAAATTAGGATTTCCTGTTGAAGAAAATCCTGGAGATCCTGCTGGGGGATTATAAGGCTCTTGTTGAGAAAGAAGAATTTCTCTTTGAGTTTTTGGTATTGGTTTTCTTCCTTGATCGCTCATAATAATCTAGTTCTAATAATATTAACTCTATCAGCAGGAACATAATGACAAGTACAAGTTACAGATACATTATATCCAAAATTTTCTAATCCTGGGTTTAAAGGATTTTGATTATAAGGATAATCAGGATCTTTACCAGCAAAAAATTGAGTAATGTTAGTATTGTCGACTTCCCAATAGCTTTCTTGATATAATATCACATCTCCAACTTCAGGATGAACTCCAGAATCTACTAAATCATCTCTTAAAAAGGCAAAAGTCATAGGCCAATCAAAATCTACTCCTAAATCACTTACTGGGCTTGTATTATCACCTACTGTTATTAAAGCATTTAATAAAGTAGGACCATCATACATTTTTCCACCAGATGCTTCTCCATACATGTTAATTTTAGTTTCAACTAATTTGTATTTGTAAAAAGCACATTGTTGAGAAATAATATTTCCCATCAACTCTCTATTGAGTCTTCTTACAAATGAAACGTCACGACTAGAGCCGAATAATGCCATTTTATCCTATATAAATTACCATTGGTACTTTTCCAAGTTCACTCATTGTAGAATCACCTTCTGCTTGTTTTCTAGCTAATAAAGCTTGACGAGAAGTTTCATCTAAATATCCTCTTAATCTTTCAAGTAATGCTTGTTTTTCAGCTGTGGCTGCTGTGATTAAGTCATTTGAATTTAAAGATATTTCTCTGTTAGGAATAGGAATTGTAGCTTGATATTTTCCACGAACATACCCTAACATTTCTTTACATATAGCTAAAACATATTCAAATATCCACTGGCGACCAATTGAGTTTATTTGAGAGTAAACAGGATTAGTAAAATTAACATTTGAAGGATTTGTCACTGACCCTTGGGCTTGTGATGAATTATCAATTATACTATTTGCTCTTTCTTCTAAAGAAATATATTGAAACCAAATATGTCCTCCATCATGAGGAGGAATTGGAAATATTCTTAATTTGTTATTTATTAATTCAAATGAATATCCTGCTAGAGAAATTTGGTTTTGCATTTCAACTGCTTGAGCAGATTGAAGTAATAAACTTGTAGGGTACATTAAGAATCCTGTTGATCCAAATAGACCATAAGCACCAACCGCGGGTACACCTCCTAGGCCTGAGAATATACTTAAGTTGTAAACTTGGTTGACAGCAGGTGGTGGTTCCCAAAATACTCTTTTAATTTCCATCCCACCAGTTACATTATTCTCTATAGCCCACAAATTAAAATCATAATCTTGAACTCCAGCTGTGGTAGTAAATGAACCACTATACCAATTTACATTTCCTCCTACACCTGCTTCTTCTCCATATTGTTCAGTTAATCTAATGATTCCAGTAAAAGATGGAGTTACAATAGCATGATTCATATTTGAAGCTGTAGGAGCTCCTATTACGCTTAATAAATTATCTCTTACTTGAAAAGCATATAATTCATTTCCATAAGTTGTAATTGCTTCTTCAAAAGCAGCATAGAAATTTATATCTTGGAGTTCAACCTCCATAATAGGATATCCTAATCTTCTAGCACAAAATGTAACTACTTTATCAGCATCTATTTGAAATTGATAATCATAGTCATAAAACCCAAATGGAGTCATTCCAGGGTAAAATGAAGAAGAACCAGGATATATAGGAATGTTCATGGTATATTAGTTTATTATAAATATGATAAAATTAGTAATTATTATCCCAACCACGATAATGATACCAATCAAACTGATAATATATTCCTACCTTGACTCCCATCTTCCATAATTTAACTTGGTTATCTAAATCACCTTTATATGAGTGGTTTAATATGTTATATCGACTATCTACTTCAATACTCCAAGACCATCCATCTGTTCTAGTTCTTTTTATTATATTATCAAACCCAAAACTAAAATATAAGTCTAAATGGTATGGTCGGGCATTCCAAGGAAAATCTTCACTTGCTTTTTGCTTAACGTCCATAAAAGGTATTATACCAAATCTAGCGTGATTTTGCCAGGCAAAACGTTTATTAGCAAGTAATAAAGGTATTCCAATAGAGATTATTTCTTCATACTTTTTTTCAAATGTATTAATATTTAAAACACCGTTTTTAGAATTTTCTAACCAAATACCAGTAGTAAATCCATAATGAAAACCACTATAATATGAGTCATAATCATGATAGTATGTGTACTCTAATGCTAGTGTTCTATACTTACTAACTCCACCATACAAGTTACCTGGTCCTAAAAAAGTGTAATCCGGGTAGTTATTTTCACCTCTTGGTAAAAGTGTGTATCCTGTACCAAATTTAAGTGATGGTCCGTATAATTGTGCTTTTAAAACTATTGGAAATATAACTATTAAAAATAAGAGTATAACTCTTATAATTATAGATTTCATAGCTTTATAATTTTGTAATATTTTTCTCCTTGTCTTACTATATTAAAACCAGATTTATAATCATTTAATTCTTTTCCTGTTATATCAAAAATTTGAGTTGGGATGTTTTGATTTTTTCTATTTACAACTATTATACTTTGATCTATTCTTTGTCCTTCAATTGTTACTTCTACAAGTTTATAGTAAACTAATTCATTAGTTTCATTATAGTCTATAGTCTCATAAAAGTTTGTATTTGTAGAATTACCTTCAACTTTAATTTCAGTTACAGTTGTAAAAGTAATAGCATCATAAGTTTTTTCAATTATAAATTTATCAACATTAGTTTCAGTAGCTGTGGCCCATTTTAAAATAACATTATTATCCTTTATTTCTCCATTAAAATAAAGTAATTCAATTGGTAAAGCAGATGTATAAATTAAAGGACATCCTGAAAACTGTGGGCAATTAGGAACCCAAGTATAACATATAGTATAATAGGTACTAGGTGTTAGACTTGTAATAGTAATATTATTTGCTATAGGAACAATTGTACCAGATGTTATAAACTGTGTACCTGTTGAATCAAATATTTGAAAACTTAAGGAATTATAAAGTGGAAATGGTCCACATAGTCCATTTACTAATAAATAACTTAAATTTATTGGACCTACATTATAATAATTAAAACACATTGTGACAGGATCACCTTCATTGGAAACACCAACTGGTGCTGGGAATGTTGATTGGGTACAATTAAAAGATCCTGCTGGTATAGCTACAGCTGTGCCAATTACTGGACCAGGCAATTGTGCTTTTACTTCAAAGCCTATTAACAAAATAAGCCATAATATGTGTTTCATAGTATGATGTTTACTATAAATACGAATAAAAAATATTAAATATTATCCTCTAGTAATATCATATCTATTAGCTAGAAAATCTATAGAAACGTTTCTTACAGTAGTTCCAATTGTTTTATTAATTGTTACTCCAAATCCTGTGTTTCTAGCTAATGTAGGTAAGTTGGTAGTTTGTGAACCAGCAATAGTCCATGTTATACTATCATTTGAATAAAAATATGTAGCTCTAGTCCAACTACTATTAACATAAATTCCTAACCAAATATAGTTAACATCTACTGTTGGCCCAGCTGCTCCGGTTGTTGTTCTAACAGAGTTATTAGCTGTTGCCCCTTGCCAAGCGATTGAGGCAGCATCATCATATAACCAATATACACCATCAGTTACGTTTGTAGCACCTACAGCATCATGCCATCCAAAGAAAATTTGGTACCTGTCAGTGACGCTGGATAATGCCTCAACTGCTAAACGAGCTAAACAAATTCCTTGACCTAAAGTAGGAAATACTGATGTTGCTTGAGGTGATCCAATATGTGCTCTACCAGCATTTGTTGTACCAGTATCAGCTTGCCACATACCTAATGGTTTTTCAGTAGTATTTTGTAAGTAGGTACTAATCTGAACAGAAGCACCGGTTCCATTGACTGCTGATCCCCACTGACCAATTGAACCTAAAAATTCTTCTTGTTGATTAAAGAAAGCTCCATAACCTATACCACCTGATGCCGCTATAGGTTCCCATCTTTGACTATGATTATCATAGACTAAAGTTATACTAGCATTAGGTAACAAGAAAATTGGATTTCTAAAGTCAAATCTATTTGCTGCTGTAGAAGATGCTGAGTCGTCTTCTAGAAGAACTAAAAAGGAAACAGATGTATTTTTTAATACAGCTACTCTTCCTGCTGTTCCTCCAGCTAGACCAGTTATTTTTATGTCTGTGCTACCACTAATATTAATAGTAGTAGCCATATTAGGATCACCATCATTCCATCCAGTTGGCGAGTAATCATTTTGTGTAGTACCAGGTGTATCTGTTACTTCTCCAAATCTTAAACCTCTTGTTAAGAAAGAACCAGATAAACTTCCTGTTATATCTACACTATTTGTTGTTTTGTTAAATGTAAAATTACCTGATCCGGATACTGTTCCCGCATCATTAAATTGTATAGCGTTAGGTGGACCAGCAGGAGCTGCGGTTGCTGATACTCCTGTTAATCCTGAGCCATTTCCAACAAATGATCCAGTAAATGAAGACGTAGTTACAGATGTTGATATGTTAGCCCTACCAGTTAAAGATAATAGAGTGCCATCAAATGTTAAATTGGCTTCACCATTTACTTCATTAGCGTTGCCAGTAGCAGTTAATAAGTTATTGTTAGTATTATTGTTAATAGTTACACCACTACCAGGAGCGTATGAAGCTGATAAAGCATATGATGCTGATAATGCTGGATTTGTTGATGTAAATATTGATCCTGTTACATATGAGGCTGATAAAGCATATGATGCTGATAATGCAGGATTTCCTGATCCAAATACTGAACCGGTTACATAAGATGCAGTTCCCTGTAAAGAACCAGTAAATGAAGACGCAGTCACATTACCAACTATAGTTAATGTTGAGCCATTAAATTGTAAATTAACTTCACCATTTAATGTATTAGCAGTACCTGTAGCTGTGACTACATAATTGTCAGTATTGTTATTAATTATTGCTCCGCTACCACCTGGAGCCCAAGAAGCAGATACTGCAAATGATGATGATAATACTGAGTTTCCACCATGTGGTCCGTACACATTAGATGATGTTACAAAAGAAGCGGTAGATGCGGTTCCTGTTAAATTACCTATGAATCCTGATGAAGCACTAACAATAGAAGCAGTTAATGGACCACTCATAGCTCGAGTACCATTAACTAAAAGATATTGTAAGTGATCATCGTTAGCTAATCCTAGCAAATTACCATGGAATGAGGCTGCGTTCACTCCACCTGCTCTAAAACCAATAATTGGTCTTATATCTTCTATTTGTGTTATTCCTGATCCTGACTGAACATAAACTGCTGCTAATGGCACTACACCATCTACAAAAAAGTTTGGTGGAGTTGCTAAATCCGAGCTTTCTGCTGAAACTAATGATGAAAATTGCTGTTGTCCTGTTACTAAAAAATATTTTTCTTCTGCTCCATCACCAATTAAATATAAAGTATGTTTAGTATAATAAGAAGCTGACAAAGCAACTAAAGCATTAGAACCAGAATCCCATTGATTAATCGGAACAGTATCTGTAGCTTGTCTAGCCCAACTATCTGATTGACCTGTATCTCTATAATATCTGTCAAAAGTTATTGTTGTTCCACCAGTAGGATTAAATTGATTTTCACCAAAAAAGTAAATACCATCACTTGATACATCTAATTTATTTCCTCCATTAGCAGTAACTGTACTTCCTTGAGCAAATACAGGTCCTAATGCGGTTCTATTAAAAGTAGATAATAAGTTTGTTGTGTGTGAAGCATTACGTGGACTTTGATCTACAAATTGAACTCTTCCACCAGCTGCGTATATTCTACCTAATATTATTTCAGTGATATTATCTGGTTCAGTTGAATTTGATTTTATGTTACCATCTTTATCCACAGAAATATAATTTTCTGAGTCATCAGTTAAATCAGTAAAACCAGGAAACTCATTAAAATCTACTCTCTTATAAACTCCTTGTGTTGCAGTTTCTAAATATCCAAATCCTCCAGTTATATCAATTTCTAAA